AAGTCTCTAATGTCTTGCGAAGAAAACCCTCTCGCCATGCATCATACTGTGAAAACTTCTTATATGATTGCTCAGGGTCTTCTGAGTAAGCTTCTTTTGCAAAGTATGGTGGTGATGTGAAAATCATATCTAACTTACCCTTGTACTTCTGAAACTTGGGGTCATTATGAATCTCTTCTGAACCATGTTGAAAGATTTCGTATGTGTGTGTCTTTGGAAACAGACCAGTTGCACGATATGTCTTTGTATTAAAGAAGTCGGCAAACTCATGGTACTTTGTACGACCAAGAGTTGTAGAATGGTCTGTATTTGGATCAGTACCGATATAATGAATGTTTCGTTCATCATCAACAGATAGGGCGCCCAACAATCTACCACCCCAACCTGATGATGGGTCATATAGATTAATTTGTTCTTGTGTTTTGATATGGTCTGTATATCTTTCATACAGATACTTTGCAGTCAAAGGTGGAAAGTTAACTGCATACTGACAGAATGAAATGCGGAATGCCTTCAGACCAACAGGAAATAACTTCTGTCCTTTTTCATAGATTCGAATACGGAATAGTTGTGCATCTTTGTGGTCAACATTCGTTGTGCAATTAGTTGGAATGAATCCAGGATTACTTGCGTGTAGTTGCAACAATTCATCTTTAGTGATGCGAAGATAAGTCTGGTCTTTCAAATCTTCATTGTAACCAGTATACTCTTTATCACCAGCATTAGGTTCTAACCAATAGTCATGTGTGCCGTATGCTCTTGCCTTAGTTTCAAACCATTGTAAGAATTCACTAGTTGATGTTGCACGGAAGTTTAATGAACCAATTTCAATCACTTGATTCAATTTAATCGGTGTTGAATAGTGATAGAAAGAATCTCTTTTGAAATGCCGTGATGCATATGTAATGAATGTGTCTAACAACTCATCTTTGGCAAAGTAATCATAGATTGATTTACCACTATTCACATCAGCAGTATAGTTGATGCGAGTTTTCATCATGGTTGGGAACCATTGATTGACGGCATTGCCAACTACACTTGTATTGCGAATAACATCTTCTTCACCTGTGAGTTCATCTTTGACAAGAAACTTGTGTACAGGAAAAGAAGTCATCTCATTAAACTGGTCAATGATTTCTTGTTCATCATATCCAACTCTTGGTGGTTGACCTTTTTCATCCCATAGAGACACAACTGTTTTACGAAGTTGAATAGCCCATTCACGGAATTCTTCTTTGTTCATGGCAAGAATCTCTTCAAACTTTTTGTTTGGTTCTGATTCTAGTAACTCTCTATTCTTTTCGTAAAAGTATTTCATTATTTTCCGTTTTCAAATTTATAAACAACACCAGGAATACTACCGCCTGCCCAACTTGTATCACTCACATTAACCATGCCATTCTTCTCATAGAAGCCTCTTGCTCTAGGATTTTCTGCACGGACAGTTAACCAAACAACTTTATGCATTGAGAAAAACTCTTTCAATACTTTTGTTGCGTTACCTGAACCTTGTTCGATAGTAACAATTTGTCCAATGTGTGCATCACCTTTTTGCGCTTCTACTTTGCCTATCTTTTGCTTTCTCTTATAGACACCAAACACAATCACAACACCATCTTGTAGAATAACATTGTTTGCCTCAATCTTTCGTTTAAGGTAATCTTGCCGTATGTGAGGAAAGTAAGCCTTTCTATACGGTGCGAATATAGATTCTATCACAGATAAGTCATCAATAGTGGCAATGTTCATTTCTTGTTACCCATCTTTTTGGCATTTTTATTAATACGAACAAGTTGTTTTACCAACTTACCTTGTCTCTGTCTTGCCATTTGAATCGCCAAAGGACCTGCATGGTCAATAAACTTAACACCATTCATGTGGTCTAATTCATGTAAGAAACATCTTGCAGTTAGTCCTTCCATTCTGATTTGTTTAAATGCACCTGTCTCATCATAGAACTCAACATCAGCCCAAGTTGGTCGCTCGACTTTCAAAAACATGGCAGGAAAAGATAAACAACCTTCATTGTCTTTTGATATCTCTTCCGATTGTGCAACTACTTTTGGATTGATACAAGCAATTTGAAAATGTTCTGTACCAATAACAAAAACTCTTTGCATAATGCCACATTGATTTGCAGATAGACCAACTCCGTTATAGAGTTTCATTGTCATCTTCAATCTCGCAACAAGATTTTTCATTGTTGGATTTGGCAATGGTTCTTTATATTCAGGAATTGCAACACTCAACATTGGATGATTTTCACCAAACAATCTTAACGGCTCAAGTATCTCTTCTGTTACAACACCTGATGTGGTGTCAATCGTTAAAACTTCACTCATCTTTATTCACCCAATCCTCTGCATAAATTTCTGCATCTTCTTCACTATTAAATCTGGCTGTAAAGTATACACCAAAAGAACTCTTTACTGTGGTAAAGTATCCGTCTTCATCCTTAAATACTTTTGCCTCTGTATTATTGTTACCAAAAAAACTACTTAATTCTCTCATTTTAATATCCTCGAAAAGTTCTTTACTTTCTCAAATTTTATTACATTACTAAACTTGTCTTGTAAAATATCACCCTTATGTGAGATAACAAACAAATTAACACCATCTAGCATATGTAGGATTTTCATTAACTCTTCTGTACCTGTTGTATCTAGGCTTGAATCAAACACTTCATCGAGTATCAACAAATTGGTATTAGAAGAGTTCTTCAACTTAGCAACGGCACGCCAAGTCAACATTAATGCCATATCAATTCGTTGTTTTTCACCTTCAGAGAAATTGTTATAAGTAAACTCATCTCTGTGCCTAGATTTAATAGTCTCTTTGAATGATTCATCAAGGTTAAAATTAACAAAGAAATCCAAGGAGGCTAAATACTTATTGACCAACTTGTTTATGATTGGTAAATACTGTTTAATAATCTTGGTCTTAATGCCCGTATCTTTCAACAAACCAGAAGCGACTTCATAATATGTTTTATCTTGTATTAGCACTTTCAACTCTTCTTGCAATTGAGACAAAGAATCCTTTAATTCTTTTAAGTCTTGTTGTTCTTTCTCTGACACTACTTTCAACTGCTTAAGTTCTTCAATCTGTTTCTGTAACTTGGTGATATATTTGTTTGTCTCATTTATAGAAGTATTGTTTGTTGCAATCTTAATCTGTAGTGCTTGAATTTTCTTTTGCACTTCATTAATTGAATTAAGCTTATTCTGCTCTGCCAATAACTTCTTCTCTAATTCAGAGAGGCCGTGTTCGCACTCAGCCGCCTTGGTCGAAAGGTTGGCAATCTCCGTCTCTTTAAACCCGATGGCAATGGTTTGCCTGCAGGTTGGACAATCGTCATTATGTTGAAAGAAACTGATATCCTTTCTATATTTGGATACTGTGCTTTCAATTTGCGATTCAAGTTTTGTAATAGTCTTGAGTTTATTCTCAACTGAAGTTTTCTCTTCCACAGAGGCTTGATGTGTAGCAACTTCTGTGATGAGGTTTGCAGTCTCATCATGTAAGGTCTGTATAACACTCTGATTACTTCGTACCTCTTTATCATATTCAGTCACCCTATCATCATTGTTTTGTTTTAACTCTTTGATATATTTTTCTTGTAACTCAAACTTCTGTTGAGACAAGTCTATGTCATATTTTTTAGATGTAGTTGAATCTTTATTACCAGATAATTTCTCTCTAAGAATACCATTCATTGTGGAGAATATTTGAATGTCTAGCAAGTCTTCAATGATTGCTCTTCGGTCAGAAGCTGACAACTGCATGAATGGAACAAATGATGCCGAACCAAGAATAACAATCTGTGTAAACGATTTGTAGTTTAACTTGAGAATCGTCTTCTCTAAGATTTCTTGATAGTCTCTTGCAGCAGCATCTTGATTCAACAACTCACCGTTCTGATAGATTTCAAACACATTTGGTTTAATACCTCTAACGACTTTGTATGATTTGTTATTTGTATCAAACTCAATTTCAATAACACAATCTTTGCCATTGATTGAATTCAGTAAACTAGGTTTGTTGATGTTACGAAATGCTTTGCCAAACAGACCAAAACACAATGCATCAAGCATTGTTGATTTGCCAGAACCGTTCTCACCAACAACTAGTGTGTTCTGATTGTTGTCTAATTTTATTTCAGTAAAATAATTACCAGTGGAAAGAAGATTCTTCCACCGCACATAACGAAATACTATCATTCAGTTTTTTCCGTATTCAATGCCTCAACATATAGTTCACGCATCAGAGTTTTTAATTTTTCACCCTCAACATTTAATGTTAGGTTGTCAATATACTTAGATAAGATTGTCATTGTATCTTCAGCTTGGTCAATAATTTCTTGGTCAACATCAATGAGTGTATCAGTAAAGTCTTCCACGATTGATAAGTCTGCAACACCTGCCTTGTAGATGTTATCTAATACACTATCAAACAAAAATGGGTTCTGCTTATTCAATACAACCACTTTGACAAAACAATCTTTTAATGGTGCATAGTCATAGTTTTTCCATGCCTCAAAATCATTACTTGAATCATCATACATGATTTTATGAAACATCTTATATGGATTCAAAATGAATTCAATCTCTCTTGTCTCAGTATCAAACACATGAAAGCCTCTTGGATCATTATAATCTGCCCATGTCATTTCATATTGATTGCCGAGATATGTGATATTGCCATTTGTTGATTTGTGATGGAAGTGACCAGACAATACGATATCAAATCTATCAAATAGTTTTCTATCTAATCCTTCGTGACAGATGTTGCCTCGATCCATTTCAAAGCCTGCAATCTCAAAATGACCAAATACAACTTCAACAGGTGCAGTCTTTAAAAACTCCATTGACTGTTCATAGTTATCTTCACAAATCCAAGGCATCAATAAAATATCAACACCATCAAATGTAACTATCTTTGGATCGGTGTAGATGAACGGCTCGTGTACACCGTCATAAGTTGAACAAAGATTATGAATTGCATTTACTTTGTTTGTGTTCTTATAATAGGTGTCGTGATTACCAATCATAATATGGGTATCAATACCTTCTGACCAGAATCGTTTCATAAATCGATTTTGAAAATCAGATGCCGTATTATGATTAATAAACTTTCTTCTATCAACAACATCACCTAAATGGATAAGCGTAGTAATGTTATGCTCTTTCAAATAAGGAAAGAATATGTTTTCCCAAAACTTGAAAAAGTATTGATTGAATACTTGACTGTCACCTCTCGCACCGAAATGCGTATCGTTCACTAAAGCTATCTTCATTTACCTACAATCTAAAAATAATTTGCACCATGTAATAATAACACAAGTTTATAGGTTTGTCAAGGGTTGTTCAGGCAATTCTTCCAAGAACTTTTCAACACCCTTAGTCTTGCCTTCTTTTTTCTTTTTCTTAGCTTCTTCAAAGGTATGAATGAACTCTGAAATGTTATCGTATAATTGGAACTGTTTCATGTTGCCGTCTGAGTCTTCAAACATTTCATTCTCACCAAGCAAACCAAACTGTTCTGTTGCCTTATACTTAACATACAGTTGTTTCTTCTCTTTCATAATTCTACGGAGAAAAGCATAGTAAATGATTTGGGTAAAGTATGCAAATGGATTCTTTGATTTAAGTGGATCAAAGTTTCTAAAATACATAAGGCAGTTTTCAATACCATCGGCAATCATTTCATCTCTAAATGAGTATGATATGAAGTTAGGCTTCCTTGAAAGATGTTCTGCAATCTTTAGGAAACATTCCCCAATGTAATTGGGAATTTGTGGGTCTTCTTTCCCTGCTTCTTTGGCAACATCGCATTTCTCTTTATATACAATCAACGCATCTAAAAAGTCGGCATTGTTTACATAATGTTTTGGTTTCTTCTCACTCATATTTCTTCCTTTTATTTAGCTTGACATCGTACTTGACAACTGTTAACATGGCGGTGTCCCCCGTTAGATGATATATTAGCTTCCACATCAATGTAACCTGTTAGTCTTCTTACGATTAATAATCTCAACAACATCTTCCTTTGTTAAGTCACCCTCAGGGTCTTCATCCTCATCTTCTTCTTCATCATGTTCATCTGAGGCATCCCTTAGATTCTTAACAAGAGTATCATCTTTCAACATTTTCATTTGTGTGTGATTGATAACATTATGATAGTATTCTTTTAAATCTTCCTTAGGTTCAACGATAGTAAGTATATCACCTAAAAGAACTGTTGCAATGTTATCTTTAATCAATTCAATAGGCAACCAAGGTAACATCATCATAACAGTACCTTGAGATGTTCTCTTAAAGATAAGATGCATTGGATTATCCAACACAACAACATTAGTGTTTGTATTGCCAGAGTAGCCAGCAATAATGTCCTCACCGCTTTGTAAACGGACTATGCGGACACCTTCAAATAGATTATTCATCTTTGAGTTCGATATTATAGAATTTATATTTAAATTTTTCGTCATCATATATTCTAACACGATCCACAAAATGTTTCAAGGTGTAATTGGTATATTTGCCTATTCTAAAGTCATCTGAGATATCGAATAGAACTGCCTCATCTTTGTTTTCTCCAATTCTTAATCCTCGACCAATAGATTGAAGATTACGAATTCTGGACTTGCTTGGGGAGGCAAATATAATATTATGCAAGTTGCGGATATTAACGCCAGTAGAGAAAGTACCATATGAAGCAACAATGATAGCATCTCTTTCTTTCTCAGTAATAGCCCTAACTGATTCCCGAATCTCAACATCTGTGCCACCAAATACAAAAAACACATGTCTATTCTTAGCATGTTCTTTAATGTTTGCATGTAAACTTTTGCCATGTTTCTCCACGAATTGAAATAATATAAGAGTGTTACCATTAAGAGATAGTGCAAGATTTCTAATAAAATTATTTCTTGCAGTATTCATAACTATGTATTCTAGTTCTTGATTATAGTCCCAAGACCTTGCCATCTTACACACACTCTCTGGATGTTTAAGTATAAGGCATTTAATTTTGAATGATGCGAGTTGACCTTTATCAATCAAGTCGGATGTAGATGTTGCTTTGTAAACAGGACCAAACAAACCTTCCAATACAAGTTTATGTGTTTGAGTACCATCTAAAGTACCTGTTGTACCTATTCTATATTTAGCATTCACACAACCTGAAAGTATAGTAGTGAGAGACTTTGCTTTAAATTGATGTGCCTCATCACCAAGAACAAAATCAAATTGTTCAAAGTATTCGCCAGGGTTTTTGTAGATTGATTGCCAAGTTGTAATGGTAAGAAACTTATTTGTATGTTTATCTTTACCGGAATATTGACGATGACAGTATTGTTCTGAATCATAACCATAATCTTCAAAGTCTTTATACATCTGTTCGACTAATGAAGTTGTGGGTACAATTAACAAACCCCTTTCATTCTCTATTTGCAAGTAGCGAATGATACAATACAATACAAGAGATTTGCCTGATGCCGTTGGTGATAACAACAACATTCTTTTATTTCTTATTGCCTGTACGAAAGACTTTAATTGATAGTCTCTAATCTCATGTGGCAATTTAAGTGTGTCAACAAATTCTTTAGCTTCAACCAATGAAAAGTTTTGTGTAACTGATACATCAGAATCAATCTCTAATGTGTAATCTCTTTCTTTACAAAAGATTTCAATATAAGGAACAAGTCCGTGATAGATGGTAAAACTTCTTAGGTCTGTTAACCTAATTTTACCATCCCAAATTCTAGATTTAAATGCGGGTGTGAATTGATGACCTGGAACAAAAAAGGTAAAGTAATCCGACAACTCTTGTGCAATACCTCTATCACACTCAAATTGAATATATGCTTCATTCTTTTTATGTAGAATTAAATCAGACACCTTGTATGAATCTTTCCCATGCTATAAAATCACGAAGTTGAAATGTCCGTGAATTCAATTCTTTTAATATACTCTGACACACATCAACAATTTCATCATGCATCATTTTGCTTGCAAGATGTTTATTGATATCATCATCACTCTCTAAGTATGTAGTGAGTTCAGATTTCAACACATATGGAAATGGTTCCCAATTATACTGTTTCAATTGGTCATCATCCAATTTACCTGTATAGTATTCCCATTTTAAGCGTTTCATTTTGTTATACTTGAATTCAGATTCTTTAGACAACAGCCGATGCCTTGAAAGTATATTCAAGTATTTGCTGTGTAGTTTTGGAATGTTGATTAGCTCTTTGCCTGGTTCTGTTCTGTCTATCTCAGAATCGGCACGCCACATCTCAAGTAAATCATCAAGTTGTTTCATGGTAAAATGCCTCCTTTATTTAAAAGAGGATACACTAAAAGGGAATGTTTGTCAAGCCTTTTAAAATAATTTTTCTATATCGTAGTAACTGTACCTAAAAGTGGCATCTGCACTCATTGTTGTATCAGGCGAATCATTTGCACCCATGATGTAGGTAGATAATGATGTAGGAA